GCCGGATTCCTTGGTGGATCCCAAACGATCGACGTGTTTAAGTTGGCCCGTTCGTGTCGTTCCTTTCTAAGCGCCTTCGTTATGAAGGCGGTCAGTGAGGACTCCGACGTCGAATGGTGTACTATGCGGGATTTTAAACGTCTCGCATCAGCAGAGGACCTATATTTAGGTCTTGCTACGCCACTTGAGGCTCTTTACACTGAGTGGGACACTGAACATTCTGTTCATGCGTTCCGCCTGGTGTATCAATGGTTCACGTTCATATCGAACGTAAACATCCTCTCGCTCGATCTCATGGAACAGAATCTGCGTGAATATTGCAGACTGGAAAATGAAATCAGCACGTGGGAGTACGATGATGCAACTGTGCAAGGACTTTCGTCCATACTCGATCGTTGGACTCAAGGTTTTTCACTCGAGCATTTCGATCCTACGCATGGACCCGGCGCTATAGCGTCGGAGAAGGGGCGGTTGGGACCTCGCATTAAGTATTCTCTGATGACCACTGACTGCCGTCTCGAATATTTTCGTAGACGTTTGCCATGTGATCTTCTCACGGATACCCCGTGCGAATTACCCATTGGTCTTGCTCGTCTAAACGAAATCGTTTTCGTTCCAAAGAAGATGGACAAGAACAGAGTCATTTCAAAGGAGCCGGCATCCCTTGCTTATTTTCAGCAGGGTGTGTCCCATGCATTGTGTAAGTGCATGGCCGATTGTTCGGAGCTTCAGGGCCGGATCGACTTGTCTAACCAGCGCGCATCGCAAGATGCTGCTTGGGAAGGCAGCCTATTCGGCGGGTCAGCTACGTTGGATCTCTCCAACGCAAGCGACTCCGTAACTCTCTCATTAGTCAAACGTGTATTTAGGCGCCCTGACTTGCGTCGGGCTCTCCTTTGTACACGGTCTGACCACGCCAAACTACCTGACGGTAGCGTGGTTGCTCTCGGCAAATTCGCACCGATGGGTTCAAGCGTATGCTTTCCCGTCGAAACGCTTATTTTTGCCGCGTGCTGTGAGATGGCTGTCCAGGGGGTTGTAG